ATACGGGCAACTTACCGAACCAAACAACGAAACTTAACAAAGGAGACTACAATGTCATTCCAAATTGATAAAGCATTTGTACAAACGTACAAAAGCAACATTGAAGTCCAGTTTCAGCAAATGGGTTCCCGGCTGCGCCCCTTGGTCCGTCAGGAATCTCAGAACGCTGAATTTGACTTCTACGATCGTATCGGACCAACCGATGCAGTCGAGATACTAAACCGTCATAGCGACACCCCGCTTGTTGAAACCACTCATGATCGTCGGCGCGTTAGCCTGCGTGATTATGATTGGGCTGATTTAATTGATCGGCAAGATAAGCTCAAAATGCTGGCTGATCCCACCTCGCCATACACCGTTAACGCAGCTTACGCCCTCGGACGTAAAGTTGACCAGGTGATTATTGACGCGGCGTTCGGCACGGCCTACACCGGCAAAACTGGTTCTTCAACCGTAGCGTTTAATGCCAATCAAACGATTGCTAACACCTACGCTGAGTCCGGTTCTGCTTCAAGCAACCTGACCATTGCTAAACTGCGCCGGGCGCGTTTCCTCTTTGACAGCAACGAAGCTGTCATGGAAGGTGAACCTCTCTACGCAGTTGTCACTGCCTCGCAGATTCAGTCCCTCTTGAGGACCACTGAACTTACGAGCTCTGACTTTAACACCGTCAAGGCGCTTGTCAACGGCGAAATTAACACGTTCATGGGCTTCAATTTCGTTCGCACGGAATTGCTCCCCAAGGCGAGTGACATTCGCGATTGCTTGTTCTTCGCTCAGCAGGGCCTTTGCCTCGCTGTTGCCCAGGACATCAATGTTGACGTGGGTCCTCGTCGCGATAAACGCAACTCTGTGCAGATCTACGTGTCCGCATCGTTCGGCGCTTCCCGTATGTGGGAAGAAAAAGTGCTGAAGGTGCGATGCGATGAGACTGCCTAATTAGGAGGACACTAACATGGCAACCTATTCATCTAGCCAGTATGCTAACTACACTTCGGTCCCTGCAACCTATGTTAAACCCAATGAGCTCTGTGGTCGTGGCCGTATAGCGAACTACTCAGTCACAACCTCGGCGTATGCCTCTAGCGGCGACGTCATCAACTTGACCACGCTCCCTAAGGGTGCGCGTATTGTTGGTGGTCGTATCGTTTGGGCGGCTAACGCTGCTAGCACGACGCTTAGCGTTGGCTACACTGGCGCGGCAACTCGGTACCTCGGCGCAACAGCCGTTGGTGCTTCTGCCGGCGGTGCTGACCTCGCTAGCACGGTCGCGCTTAACTTTGGTGACGAACTAACTGCAATCACAGTGATCACTGCCACTCCTGGCGGCGCCACTTGGACTGCTGCTACTTCGATCCTTGGTTACATCGAATACGTGATCGACTAAATTATATGGGGGTGGGGCCTGGTTAAACCCAGGTCCCACCTTCCATTACTAATATGGCCGACAGTTTCGTCGCTATCGCAAATAGCGCCCTTACAAAACTAGGGGCACAGTTGATTACCTCTTTAGAAGAGGACACAAAAGAAGCGCGTCTTTGCGCTGCTCGTATTTATGAGATTCGCGACCTTATCTTGCGAATGCATCCCTGGAACTTTGCTACAAAACGAGTGGTGCTTTCACCGCAGAGCACGTCACCTGAGTTTGAATATGATTACCGATTTACTCTTCCTACCGATTGTCTTAGGATCCTAAGGGTTAGACCTGAGACTGAAGATTATCGTTCTGAGAATGGTCTTATTTTAGCTAATGTAGACAACCTTGAGCTTGTCTATGTTTATCGAGTTACTAACCCAGTACTTATTGAACCTCTTTGTGCTGAGGTAATAAGCTGTTACCTGGCTTACGATATTTCCTACGCGCTTATTCAGACAGGTGCCATCCAAGAGCAACTGTATTCCCTTTACGAACAGAAGTTACGTCAGGCAAAATCAGTAGACGCAAAAGAAAACCCAGCACAGGAACTCGAAGCCAACCTATTCCTAGAGTCTCGATATACATATCCTGGTGGTGGATTGCGTTCACAAAACACAATCGACACCGGTGCGTAATAACCCAATCCAAACAAACTTTACCTCTGGGGAATTAAGCCCCAGGTTAAAGGGTCGCGTAGACGTAAACCGTTATAACAACGGCGCGGCTAAGTTAAAAAACTTTGTGGTGTTCCCACAAGGTGGCGCGGCCAGGCGCACGGGCACTAAGTTTATTAAAGAAGTTAAGGATAGTACAAAAGTAACAAGACTTATCCCTTTTGAGTTCAGTACGATTCAAGCCTACATTCTGGAATTTGGCCACAACTACATTCGAATCTTTAAGGATGAAGGTATCCTAACAAGTGGCGGCTCACCTGTTGAGGTGGTTACTACATATACTGAATCAGAGCTGTTTGACATTGGATTTACACAAAGTGCTGACATTCTCTATATTGTTCACCCAAATCATCCACCAAGGAAACTGTCAAGGACAGGCGCGACAACTTGGACACTGACCGATATTACATTCTTAGACGGTCCATATCTTTCTGTAAATAAAACTGCAACTACAATCGCACTAAACCATAAGGACGGTACAGGCAGAACTGCAACAGCATCTACAGGCATTTTTGTAGCGACTGATGTTGGAAGATTTTTAAGAATTGAGCATAGTTCTAAGTGGGGTTATGCTAAAATTGTAGGCTACACGTCAGCAACCGTTGTTACTGTAGACATTTTAGGCGATTTTAACGCAATATCGGCTTCTAAACTTTGGCGCCTTGGCGCTTGGAGTACAACTACTGGTTGGCCATCTTGCGTTACATTCTTTCAAGAACGTCTGGTATTTGCAAACACCGCAAATCAGCCACAAACTATTTGGATGAGTTGTTCCGGTGATTACGAGAACTTCATACCAAGCGGCGTACCAGGTGACACCTACCCAACTGCAGACAGTACCGTCAATGATGATAACGCCATAACCTACACAATTGCCTCTAACAAGGTTAATGCCATTAGGTGGCTTGACGCTACTTCAAATCTTGTAATAGGAACTGCTGGTGCTGAGTGGATTGCTAAGCAGGCCTCTACGGCTGACCCACTTTCACCTACAAACATCCAAGTGCTGCAGCAAACAACCTACGGCTCAGATGCAGTACCTGTTAGACGGGTAGGTACGTCTGCCTTGTTTGTACAACGTTCTGGACGTAAAATCCGGGAACTTCAATACAACTTTGATGTTGATGCCTATATCGCCAAGGACGTTTCAATCTTAAGTGAACATCTTTTTACAGAAAATAATTACACTATCGACAACGCCTTTCAATCAGAACCTGACAGCATTTATTGGATTGCGATGCAATCAGGTAGATTGCTTGGCATGACTTACTTAAAGGAGCAAGAGGTGATTGGTTTTCATCAGCACGAGTTTGGTGGTACTTTTAGTGGCGGCCTTGCTGTTTGTGAGTCTGTGGCCTGCATTCCAAACGTTGGAGCAACTTCTGATTCCTTATACGTTATTGTTAAAAGAACCATAAATGGGAGTACCAAGCGGTATATAGAAGTTGTCACTGATGCCTTTGCCCCTGTAAACTCGCTAGATAAAAATAACATGTGGTTTGTAGACTCAGGTTTAAAATACTCAGGAGCCTCCACTACAACCATCACAGGATTAACACACTTAATTGGACAAACAGTCGCAGTTGTAGCCAATGGCGCAAATCGCAGTACAGCTGTTGTTAATGGGTCTGGTCAGATTACTTTGTCAAGAGCAGCGACCAATGTAATAGTTGGTTTACCTTACACCTCGACAATTCAAACTTTGCCTCTTGAAGGTGGTGGTCAAGCTGGTACCGCGCAGGGTAAACAATCTAGGATAAGTTCTGTAACTTTACGGCTTTTAAACAGCCTAGGTTTCCAAGCCGGTGAATCAGAGACTAACCTTGACCGTAAAGAGTTTAGACAAGCCGGCGATCCAATGGACTCTTCGCCGCCGTTGTACACGGGCGATAAGTCTATCTCACTGAATCAATCCTATACTACCGAAAGATCTTTTTGGATAGTTCAAGATTTACCTTATCCTTTAACCGTGCTATCTATTATGCCCGAGAGCGTAGTATATAAATGACCAATATAACCTATGAAATCATACCATTTAACGCCGAAGCCTGTGAAAAATTGCGTAAAGACTTACGGGGTTTTGAAATAGATACGGACTCTGAAACTTATGTCAAAGCAATGTCACAATATCCAAACACCGCATTTTGCTCAGTTGGCTCCGACGGGTCCGTACTGGGTGCGGCAGGCATCATGCCCCTCTGGAAGGGAGTTGGTGAAGCCTGGGTTTTGGTACCGCCTTCTACTAACGAGCATCATCCTCTTTATTTACACAAGAATGTTCTCGCTTATCTTGATCGAATTGTTCAAGAGTATAAGTTTCATCGAGTTCAAACAGCAGTGCTTCGTGACTTTATCACTGGGCATCGCTGGGCTAAACGTCTAGGTTTTATGCAAGAAGGACCTCTTTATTGTTATGGCCCTGATAAACGAACCTACTACAGGTACGCTAAGATCTACCCGTATTAATATATGGCATTTATAGCACCCATCGTTGGAATTATCTCTGCTGTCTCAGCCGTTGCTGGCGTTGGTTTTACAGCAATTGGCATGGTGACGCAAGCCCAGGCTGCGCAACAAAATGCAAAGGCCCAAAAACAGGCGTATGATTACAACGCGCAAGTTGCCAACAACAACGCTATTGCTGCTGAGCAACAAGCTAAGGCAGACACTGAAAGAATTCGTCGCAGGTACAACCAGACCTTAGGAAAACAAAGAGCTTCAGCGGCTGGCCTAGGTTTGCTGGCTGGAGGTGGCTCCTTTGAGGACATCCAATACGACAGTTTGCTGCAAGGTGAACTTGATGCCATGAATCGTGAGTATCAAGGCGCTGTTGAGGCAAACAAGTACAGGAATGAAGCTAAACTTCAGACTTTTTATGGTCAAACAGCCATTTCTAGAGGAAATAGTGAGGCAACTGGGTCACTTCTTTCTGGTGGCGCCCAGATTGTTGGTCAGGTTGGAGAACTTGCCAACAGATATGCGCCGACTCCTACAAAATCTAACCCAGGGTTCATCTAATGGCTAGTCCGCTTGAGACATACAACGCGAGCGGTTCAAACGCGACAGGTTCTACAGGGACCTACGCTGAACCGAGCTTGTATCAACAGCAAACCTCAGCACCTGGCAGAGGTTTAATGCAGTTAGGCGCAGCTATCTTTGAAACTTCACAGAAACGCGCTGATCAAGATGAGCAAATGTGGATTGCCGACCAAGAAGCCCAAACAAGATTGTACTGGTCTAAGCGTTACGAAGCAATTGAGAGCTCCGCTAAGGATGGTTTTTCAAAGCAAGTTGCCGGTGAGTACAACTCGTACATCAAGGGCATCATAAAGAACGCACCTTCTGCTAGAGCGGCACAGCGTCTTGGTCTTAATCTAACGCAGTTTGGTGCCGGTCTTGCCACGCGCGCTGCAAACAAAGAAGCCTCAGCTCGCTTGCAAGAAACATCAGATAAGCTTGACGGCATTGTAGGCATGAGCGCCAATGAGCTGCTTGTTAAAGGTGGTTACGCTAACCTTGATCAAGCCCGCCAAAAAGTAAATGAACTTCTTACAAATATGTCTGATCGAATTCCAAATGCTTCCTCAGTAATGAAGAAGTCTGATAAGATCCTGGTCAGGACGGCCCTTGAAGGTCTTATTCAAAATGGTCAAGGCGGCATGGCCGTAAAAGAGATTGATTCGCTTAAGTACGCCAACGTACTTGATGCCGGTGATTTAATCTCAATAAGATCTAAAGCTAAAAACGCGGCAGAGTCTTCTTCTGCTTTAAATACAGCACAAGCCAAGAAGTTCGAGGAGAATATCCTTACTCAAATGGAACAAACTGGTAAGTTACCACAAGGTTACGCCGACATTAATGCAGCGGCAAACCAGCTTGGGGAATACTATGCTGGTTCTGATAAACAAGACTTGGTTATTTCTGAATTTAAGGATAACCTACAGATGGTGCAGACAACTTACGCCACACTTCAAGAGATTAAGTCTATGCCGCAAGGCCAAGCCACTGCAATCCTTGAAAAACTAAGACCTACAGATGGTGACCCTGATTACGCTAAAAAACAAAAGATGTTTGAGTATGCTCAAAAAAGCGCCTCAAAATATCTTAATGATCTTGATAAAGATCCCGTAAGTGCGCTGATAAATACACCAGTCGTTGAAAAAGCTGCTGAAGAACTTAAGAAGGCCCAAGAACAAGAGGTCGCTATCCCTGGTAGTGCAACGCAGCAAGTTAATGATAAGAAAAACCTCTACTATGAATCCTTACTTGCAGCTCAAACCGTGGCCGGAGTACCTACATATAAAAGAAGCATTGTAAGCGCGTCTCAAGCTGCTGGAATTGCAGCCACTATTAAGAATGCTGGCGCAGACGAGATTGAGGCAACTTTAAATAACTTAAAGTCTAGTTATGGTAATTACTTTCCTTCCGTAATGGGCAGCATTGCTAGGTTACCTGGTGACGCCGGTTTAGACCCCCGCTACCAAATGATTGTGGGTCACTTAAACAAACCCTACACAGCCGAACTCATACGCGCTATTCAAACGCCGCCTAGCGAGATGGACAAACAATTCCCTGATAAGAAGGTCGTGAAGTCAATTGAGGATCGCGTCGCACTTTCATCTGGTACACGAGACTTTATGGCCGCACTACATGCTGCGGGCGCGCCCGTGCAGTATATCAACGGTCAGGTTTCAGCTGTTCAAGCCTACGCTAAGTATAAGGCTGGTTATCAAGGTAAGAAAGAGTCAGACGCAGCTAACGAAGCCGTTGATACTTTATTTGCAAGCGCCTTTAAGTACGGTAAGATTAACGGAAGCAGCTTTGCAATACCTCGCACAAATGCAACTGGCTATACTTATAGTGATGAAGAGATTAAGTTGATTGAGCAAAATGCCGAAGCTAAGCTGGCTGAGGTATCCCTGGTTGCTAACCACAAGTATCTAACCTCATTTGCCTCTATTAATAATCCGACACCTCAACAAGAGATCGCAGCAAAGAGGTTTGTCGGGTTAATTCCATCGCAAGCTTACTGGGCAACATCGGATGACTTCTCTGGCGTGTTTTTAAACATGGACATGGACCCTGCTGGAAATACATCTAAAACAAAACTAATGTTTAATAATATGTCTACAGGCAAGTATATGGGCCCCGTATACTTCTCGTTTGATGAACTTTCAAAGCCCATGTTTGGTGGCACAGCGCCTTCCAAGGCCGGAAAGATGTTTAATAAAATAAAAGAAGATAGCTTGCAAAGCAGATTTGAACGTATCTTTAGTCCAGGAGACTAACTGTGCCTGGCTACTTTAACTCGTTACTAAACGAGACCACCAGCGCGCAAGCGCAGCAGCAGATGTTTTCTGCTAATAACTCTGAATTTCAAGGCAGCCTATTTGAGGACGTATTAGCAAACAGCCCTACGTCAGCCATAGTCACTGGCATGGACTTAGCGTATGCAAGTGATGATTTTACCTTTAAGTCCTCAGAAACCTTAAATCCGCAAGAAGCTAACGAAAAATACGGTCTTAAAGGTGAACTTAAGTTTTCTAGTCCAATCAAAGAGTCGGCAGCCAAGATCATGTATGATCGTAAATACTATGAGCTTCAGCGTCGCGAGGTGCTTGGCCAGGGCACGTCAGGTCAAAATCTTGTAGGTTTTGGCACTGGCATGGCGGCGACCTTAATTGACCCGCTTAACATTGCGCTTTCACTTGCAATCCCGCCAGTTGCTGAGATGAAGTTAGCAAACCTTGCTGGTTCAAACGTTGCAAGGCAAGTTGGTGCTAAGGTTGTGGGAGGTGCCCTTGATGCTGGCTTAGCTGTGGCAGCTGGTCAAGGACTTACTGCTGCAGCTTTAAACGGCACACAAGCTGACTACACAATGAACACCGCCTTACGCGATACTGCTATGGGCATGGTGCTTGGCGGTGCTGTTCATGGTGGTTTAGCCACTTACAAAGCTTCTAGAGGTCTTCCTGTTACTGACTTCATGTCTAAGACAAAACCTGAGACACAACTACACGCTCAGGTCGCTGCGGCAAATGATTTGTTAAATGGAAGAACGGTTACTTCTCCTCAGCAACTTATTCCGTTAGATGAAAATCTAACAAGGGCTAAAGCCGAAAATACCGATCAGGTTAGAGCTTTAAACCAAGAGACTGTTGCTAGGGACCCTTTAAAACCAAGTGGTCCAAGAGAGGCTCCACAGTTTTTTGATCCTGAATTTAAGTTTAGAGAAGGTGACAATCAACTAATACCAGCTGCAATACAGCCTGTAGGTCAAACAGCTGCGGCAAAAGGTTACGTATCAATCAAGGCATTTATCGCAGATGCCGGCGATGCTTTAAACGAAGTTCTTGTTAATCACCCCAACAGTCCTGAAATATCTCCTGATCAGTCTTATTTAAAAGTTTTTGCAGATGCTAGAAATCAAAAATACGGTGGCAGACTTACATCAAAAGAGTTTTTTGATTGGCTTAATTCTGATGCAGTTTTTGAAGGTCTTAAGTTTACATCTAAAGAAGATGAGGCAAGCTACCGTCAGCTAGTCAGTGACTTAAGAGCTAAAAGTTTAAAAGCAAAGCAAGTTGCTGAAGCTGCGCCACAACAAATCCCCGCCGGTTATGAGAGTGTAACTCTTAGACCAGGTGAACTAAACCTTGAGGACTTTCGCGAAGCTGGTCCAAGATTCGATAATAAAAGACCGAGCGATGAGACCGTCTATGCGCCCGCTGGCGCGATTAAACCGCAAACCTTAAGAAAAATTATTTCTAATAACAGACAAATTGGAGGTTATCGAATTGGTTACGAAGGATTTAAGGATATTTGGAAATACCTAACAGAACTTGGTTTAAAAGAGGAAGACCTAGATCAGGGCGTAGTTCAAACTGCTAAAACTCCAGGCGGCCGCAATCTTAGAGGTATTCAGACAAATGCACAGCTTTTGGTTGGTGATATGCGTAATTTTGTAATACGTATAACTGATATTGAAGCAGGTCAAAGACCAGAAGTAGATGTGCCTGGCTTAACTACTGTTAGTATAAATAATAGAACATTTAAACTGCCAATAGGCGACGGCGCAACTAAGAAGATAAAAGTAGACATTAGTGAACGCGTATACATTACCCGTGAAGTAGCGCTGATGCGTTATTTTATGTCTAAAGGAATGGATAAGTGGCAAGCTATCGATAAGATTGCATCATTAACCGAAGATGAGATAATGCGTCTTGGCGCTAATGAAGCCAATGAGTTTGCGAAAAAGATAAAAGAAGAAGCCTACTCTGCTTTAGCTAAAAAAGCCGTAATGGCTAACATGGGTTTTAGTGACGTACACGAGTACAACATTGGTGCACGTATTTTTGATGATCCTAAAAAACCAGCCGACTGGCTTGTTTTAGACAAAGGTTACCCACTTGTAAACTACGGTGACATCTATGAAAAAATGGCTGAAGAAGGTGGAATTGTACCAAATAAGTTTGACCCTGCACAGAAGATTGCGTACGAAGAATACAAGCGTAACAAAAAAGCGGCAATTGAGGCTGCACAGCTTGAACGTTTAAATGCTCAGCGCGAAGATATTATCAATAGAGAACAAGTTAAAATTATACGCGAACAGCTTGACAATCTTAAACAGCAGTTGCAAAAAAAGCCCGAGTCTACCTGGTGGAAACCTGGTGATGAAGCCCCTGTTGAGACTGCTGCAAAGGAGACCGTAACGCAAGACAGTTTAAAGGCGCCGCAAGATCTTGAGCGCGATTTTAATAACCTGTCAATGGACACCGAGGAGTTTATAAACCGCTTTAAGAATGAGATGTCTGAGACTGATTTAGCCAAGCTTGCTGAATTTGATAAGCTTGCTGGTGACGCTGAAAAAGCAAAACCAGGGTTCGCACAAGCCGCTCTTTGTGTTATAAGGAACCTAGTCTAATGGCTATTCCTGCAGCTTTTAAGAAGTGCGTTGCCGAGATAAAAAAGGCCGCCCCTGACGTAATTAATGACGATCAGGCCGTTGAGCTTTTAAAACGACTTAACGATCGGTTTAATGAAAAGAAGGCCCAAGCCGGGGCAAATGCCGAAAAGTTCATTCTTGACGAGGCCAATAAGATGGCCAATGAGAATGCTTTAGCGGTTCAAATTGAAAAACGCAACGCAGCCATTAACATGGCTGTTAGGAAACGCGTCGATAACTTCCTGGCTGGTTATAGTGATCCTGCTGAGGGCCTGGTGGCCTACATGGGTGGAGTAAATAAGGTACGTCCCGGGGCTAGATTATCAGTTGATGCCCAAGGCAAAGGTTTAACAATGGGTTACCTTGGTAAGATGGTCAATAGCATGGACAAGGATGGTCTTTGGGAGGTCTTTGCGTCCGGTACACTTGACAAGCAAATTGCACAAGAACTTTGGGAGATTGGCCGCGAGAATGGTAACCCAGGAGTAAGTAAGTCTGCTGAAGCTCAAAAGATTGCCGGAGTAATTCACGGTATGCAGGCTGATCTAGTTAATCGTCAAAACAACGCTGGTGCTTTTATTAAGTTAATGCCAGGTTATATTGTAAGACAAGGGCACGACATGACTAAGATCCGCCGTGCTGGTTACGAGGCCTGGAAGGAACGAATCATGCCGTTGCTGGATTCTGAAGCTACGTTTGGAAGCAATGACCCTGAGATGGTGCTGAGAGGTGCGTACGAAGGTTTAGCCAGCGGTATTCATATCCGCGCTGCAGGTATTGAAGGAGATGCAGGTAACGCTAGGTTGTTTGGTTTTCATGGTCCCGCTAACCTAGCTAAGAAGATTAGCCAAAATAGATTGTTGCACTTCAAGGACGCTGACTCGTGGACAACTTACAATAATGAGTTTGGCGTAAAAAACCTGCGTGATGCCGTACTTGCCGGAGTTGAACACGGTTCGCGCAACGTGGCAATGCTTGAGAACTTTGGCACGAACCCCGCAGCCTTCTTTGATCGCATTGTGTCTGATCTTGTCAAAGGTAATCGTGACAACAGCAAGTTAGTTGATAAGTTACGTGGTTCTTATATTGAAAACTTGTTTAAAACCTTAGATGGTACAACCCGCATTCCAGTCGACGTTAACTCGGCCAGGTGGTCAAACAACCTGCGAATGCTGCAAAGCATGTCCAAGCTTGGTGGCGCGGTAA